CGCCGTCATTACCGCTGAAATGGCAGCACATAAATTTGTTAAAAGAATCGGAGCAAACCTTTTAGGTATTAACATTAGTGACTATAATGAAAAAGGTAAGAATAAAGATTTTATTAAAAGAAAATTAGAAACAGTAGGAAATGGATTTACTCCTCCAGGTAGTCTACATGTTAGACAATTCCCAACATCTCAAGCTACTGTGCTTGACATTGAAGCCTATCTTGCACAAATTGAAGAAGAAAAAGGAATTAAGTTAGGTGCAGTTGTTATAGATTATATTAACATCTTAGCAAATTATAGAAATCAAAACACTGAAAATACTTATATGAAGATTAAGCAAATTGCAGAAGATCTTAGAGCAATGGGTATTAGAAATAATTGGCTAATCGTTACAGCAACTCAAATTACAAGAAGTGGTTACAACTCTTCAGATATTACAATGACCGATATTGCAGAATCTGCAGGTCTTTCTCATACTGCTGATGTTATGCTTGGAATTATTCAAGATGATATTATGAGAGCAGCAAATGAATACAGATTAAAAGTCCTTAAAATCAGAGATGGTGAAGGCAAGGGAACAAAATGCAAGTTAGATATTAACTACTCATATATGAGATTAATGGAAACTGAAGAAATAACAATGAGTAATTTACACGCAATATAGATATGAGAAATAAGCAAGATAAAATATTTGACAATAATTTTGAAGCTCCAGACACGGAGGGAAAGGGATCTATTAACTTTGATTTAGATCCAGCAGTAAGAGGTAATCTTTCAGAAGAAGAAAATATACACTACGAAATATTAGCCAGGGATATACATGATTTAATTGAAAATTCAAGATTTAAAAAATTCAACGTAATAAATGAATTTACAAGTGTAACTCGTCTTAAGAAAATAGACATCAATGAAGTTTATGGATTTATGGTAGATGAGTTAATTAAAAAATACTCAAGAATAGATTTATTTTCTGAGTTATGTAATTATTTTAATATACCTCCAAATAAATTTTATAACTCATTATCAAATGTTTATAAAGAAGATCTAATTATGGAATTAGATAAAAAAACAGGAGTTCTTTCAAGAAAAAATATTAACAAACTTTTTTAAATGATTAAGACAAGTGTTTTAAGTAAACCCGTAAAAAGGGTGTGGGTATTAGGCGATCTTCACTTTGGAGTTAGGTCTAATTCTATGGAATGGCTACAAATTCAAAAAGATTTTTTTGAACAGCAGTTTATTCCCACATTAAAGAAATATGTAAAACCAGGTGATGTTTTGGTACAGGTAGGAGATACGTTTGACAACCGCCAGAGTATAAACATCAAAGTTTTAAACTATGCCATGGATCTATTCGAGAGGCTAGGTGAGATATTGCCGGTCCATGTAATTTGTGGCAATCATGATATTTGGGCTAAGAAGACAAATGAAATTACTTCAATAGATACTCTTAAATGGATCCCAAATGTACAAGTTTATACAGACCCTGTTGAGTATGTTTGGAATGATAGAAAAATACTACTAATGCCATGGAGAAGAGATTCAGCACATGAGGCAGAGACATTAGCAGACTATCCAATGAGTAAGATTGTATTTTGCCATTCTGAAGTTAGAGGTATTTACTTAAACGCAAAGGTAAAGAATCAGCATGGAAATGAAAGTAATATCTATTCAAAATACACGAGAGTATATAGCGGCCACATTCATTATAGACAAGAAAAGGATAAACTCTTAATGGTTGGTGTACCATATCAACTAACAAGATCTGATATGAATAACACTAAAGGATTTGATCTTGTAGATTTAAAGGATATGCAAGAAACTTTCTTTGAAAATACAATATCTCCTCACTTTCTTAGGTATAATATTAAGATGTTATATGATATGCCACTTGAGAATTTTAAGGCACAAATTAAAAATAATTTTGTAGATCTTTATGTTCCTTCTGAAATAGCAACATCATCTGCATTGTCTAATTTAATTAACAGAGTGCAAAAGATTGGAAGAAGAATTGAGCCAAATATTTATCAAGAAGATAATTTTATAGACAAAGATTTATATGACTTAGATGAGATAGAAGAAATGCAAAAGAACTATAGTGTTATGGGACTTTGTGAAAAATACATAGATTCTTCTACATTTGATAACAAGTTAAAAAAACAGATTAAAGACAAATTAAACCAACTTTATAACGGTTGTGTAAATAATTACGACTTAGACAATGAGAATTAATAGTATAGAATTTAAGAATTTTGCAAGTTATGGTAATCAAGTTCAAACAATTGAGTTTGAAGACCAAGCACAGTTATATTTAACATTAGGTAAAAACGGACATGGCAAAACCACAATAGCTAATAGTATTATATATGCACTATATGGAAAGGTTGAAGGTGTAAAACTCGCTGATTTGCCAAATAGAATCAACAAAGAATTATGGGTTAAAATAAACTTACAATGTAAAGACATGTCAGTTGAGATAGAAAGAGGTCTTATGCCAAATAAGTTTAAAGTATTAATCAATGGAGTAGAGTTTGATAAAGCAGGTAAAAAATCTGTACAAGAATATTTAGAAGATGAAATTTTTGGAATACCATATCATGTGTTTAAGAATATTATTATTTTAAGTATTAATGATTTTAAGTCTTTTCTGACTATGAATTCAAGTGATAAAAAACAAATCATTGATAAGATGTTTGGTTTTTCAGTTTTAAACGATATGTTCAGGAATGTTAAAGAAGAACGCAAGCAAATTAAAATGGAAATAGATTCTTATGATTCTGAACTTAATCAGATTATGGAATCAATTTCTTCAGTAAGACTTAAACTAAATAACTTAGTTGAAGAGTCTCATAAGAAAGATAAAGCAAAGGTTGAAGCCTTAAAAGATGAACTATTAGAACATGGAGATAATGTTAAGAAATTAAACGAGGCGAGAAGCCATATCGATGGTAAAATTGAAGGAGTAAGAGATGAAGCAAGTAGTATGGGTATTCAGCAGCGAGACCTTGAACGAGAGAATCAATACCTACAGAAAAAAATTGAATTATACGAATCCGGTTTTTGTGGTTCATGTGAAACAAAGTTAGATACTGATTGGCACCAGAAAAAAGGAGATGAATTTAAAACACAGATTAAAAATAACTCTAAAAATTCAGGTAAATTAAAAGAAGAAATTACAATAGCTGAAGGAAAAGTAAGTGAATTAAGAAGTAAGAAAAAACAAGTTGAAACTAGAATTAATAACTTAAGGTACTCTATTAAAGATATTAAAGAAGCTTTAATTAAAATAAAGGAATCAACTCAAGACTCAACTCAATTTCAACATTTAAAACAAATTATTGAAGAGTTTGAAAAGTCAGAAGAAAGCAAATCAGGTAAGAGAGAAGAGATAGCACAGCAAGATGCATTTATGACAATCTTAGAAGAAGTCTTAGGAGATGATGGTGTAAAAAACCTTGCAGTACAAACTATATTACCAGGCTTAAATGCTAATATCGCAATGATGGCTCAAACAATGCACCTTCCATTTCATATTAGATTTAATGAAAAGTTCGATTGTATTATTAATCATTTAGGGGAAGATATAAATCCTCTAACACTTTCAACAGGTGAAAGAAAGAAGGCTGACTTTATAGTTATTATTGCTATTATTAAAATACTAAAACTAAGGTTTCCACAACTTAATCTTATGTTCTTAGATGAGTTATTAAGTTCTGTAGATCAAGATGGAGTCTATAACGTACTTAAAATTCTTAATGAAGTAATTAAAGAAAACGGACTAAATACATTTGTGATTAATCATACGGAATTACCTCATGAGATCTTTGATCAGAAAATACAGATTCATAGAGAGAATGGATTTTCAAAGTTTACTATTGAAAAAATAGAATGATATATAATAAATGGCAACATATAATTTAAAATTCAATAGAGACGATAGTGTTATCAGACACCTTATAGTGGGTCTTTTAGCTGACTTAAATAAAAAGGTTAGTTTTTATAGACAACTTGATAATGATACTCGATCAGAAATAGATGTCCCCTTTTATTATTCAATTACTGGAGATGCTGATTTTTTAAAAGATAATTTTCTTTTTTCAACAGCTAATGGCTTTGAATGTAGTCCAAATCCAGTTGGAGCAGATGGAAATTATGATGCAATTCCAAGAGGAGTTGTTAATCTTACATCAATGACAGTTGATCCATCAAAGCTTGTAAATAAGAGAAATGTTGGAGAGTACAGTAAGATGAATGATCAAGGTGTTTTAGAGGGGTATAGGGCAGAGTTTGAACTAATTCCTATGACATTTTCAATTGATATTGAAATACTCTTAAGTAGTCTCTTAGACATCTTTAAATGTACTGAACAATTAGTAAAGAAATTATATAAATCTAATCAATATAATGTAGAAGTCGGGCATTTAGAAGAAGGACTATATAGAATGGCAGCCTATTATGCAATGCCAGACGATTATGGTAAAGAAAGCCCAATTGAATATAGTTTTGACGATAAAGGCAATTATAAAATAACATTCAGTATTGAGGTAAATTCATTTATGCCAGCAATAGATTTTGACACAGAGAGACATGCTGGAAATAGAATGTTTAAGATAACTCACGCTTATTCAGATGAAAAACAACTTAACGAATCTTTAGATGAGGGTTTAGATATATAATTAATATATAAAATAAATAAAAATATTAAAAATGGCACAAGTTACAAAACAAATTATATCACCTGTATTCGTTACTGAAGCAGGAGATAGTTATATTGCATTAGATGGTAAAGCATTTTTAGTTGGTGAAAATACAATTACTGAAGCAGAAATTACTACAGCTCCTGGTGAGTTTAGAAGTCTTGTTTTAGCATTAAACAATTTTACATTAACTAATGAAGGTTTAACATGGTTTAATGGAATTAATAGAATTAGATTCGTAAGAGAATCAAACAATTTTTTCGTTAACAATAGCGAAGTTTTAGCTGAAAGTTTAACAAATCATTTATTAGCAGCAGGTATTGTAAATTATACAAACAAAGCAAAAATTCAACTTTTTGAATATGCTGCAAAAAACATCAATAACTTCGTATCTCTTGATTTTGCTCAAAAAATCGAAGAAGGACAGGTTAAATGTTATGTTATGAAATTAAACGAAGACTTCTACGTTTATAGAATGAATGAAGCAAATAAGATTTATAAGTTTGGTAAATTAGATGCAAATGCTGCATTTGATTATGTTAAAGAGCAAACAGGTTATGAAATAACTGATATGACTCAAGAACTTTTAGAAGGTGCAAGAAAACAGGCTGCTGAAAAATTAAATAAAATCAGTGTTCTAGAGCAAATGATAGCGTTCTTAAAAGATCAAAGAGGAGTTATTGCTGAGGCTGATAAATCAATTCAAGAAGTTAAAGAAGCTGATACATTAATTAACAGTGAAATTAAAAGATTAGAAGAAGAGGTTGAAGCTATTAAAAACGGTACTGAAAAAGTAGAAGAAAGTTGTGGAAAATGTGGAACAGACGGATGTGTTTGTGAAACTGAAGCTACAACTAAAGAAACTGAAACTGAAGCTACAACTGAAGAAACTGAAGCTACAACTGAAGAAACTGAAACTGAAGCTACAACTGAAGAAACTGAAACTAAAGCTACAACTGAAGAAACTACTAACGAAGAAGCCGGAGATGAGGCTGGAGTTGAAGCTGAAGATATTAAAAAAGACACAAAGGATATTACAACGCCCGATACAAAGGAAGAAGCAGATGATTCTGCACCAAGCGATGAAGGCGAAGAAGGTGCTAAAGAAGTAGTTAAAGAAGATAGAAAATCATTTGAAGAATTATTACAAATAGCAGAAGATGCTGCAGCTGATATTGAAGCTAATTTAAATGATTTATCAGAACCTAAAAAATCCGAAGAAGATCAAGAAGAATTAGAAGCATCTATGGATGAAGCTACTAATGAAGCTGAGATTGAAGAAGAATTAGTAACTAGACAAGATGGCTATGTACCAGGAACTCTTAAATACAAAACTGAAGAATATGCAGAAGGTACGGAGGTTCAAATTGACGCTGAAGCTTATACAACATCTGGTCAAGATGAATCAATTACAGTATTTGCTGATGAAAAACCAATTAAAGTAAATAAAAGAGATGTTGAATTAGCTGACGGCGAAACAGTATAAAAAATTAAATAAAATTTGACGTTAAACTACAAATCTCTCATTTAACTCAAATACAGTAGAAAAGATCAATTGGAAACAATTGATCTTTTTTTTATATAATATCTATAAATTTAAAAGATGCCAAGAAAAAAGAATTATTTAAACAATAAAGACTTATATGCACAAATTGTACAATCGTTAGATGATGATAGATTAACAAGAGATGCAGAGAAAATGTTACAGTTACTTGCTGAAAAAGCAATTAATAGATTAACTTATGTAAATGAAGATGATAGAAAAGATTGTTTGCAATTCGCTCTATTAGATTTATTAAAATATTGGAGAAACTTTAACCCTAAATATACAAACGCATTTGCATACTTTACTGAAATTGCAAAAAGAGGTTATGCTAAAGGTTGGAATAAGCTTCATCCAAATAAAACAAAGGGAACTATCTCAATGGATAGAATAAATTCTGCAAACTCAAGAGAAGATGGCGGAGGCGGAATGTTTAATATCTAATAATGTCAATAAAAAACGTAAGACCAACAAAGAACTCAGGCTTTAATCAAGGCTACTACAATCCACTATATCCTAAAAAATATGCTGGCAATCCACCTATAATATACAGAAGTTCATGGGAACTTAAGTTTATGAAGATGTGCGATAATAGAGAGGACATTGTATTATGGTCAAGCGAGCCAGTTGAAATAAAATACTGGAGTTCAATGGATAAAAAGGAACATTCATATTTTCCAGATTTTTATATAAAGGTAAAGAAAGAAACAGGCTTTGAAGAAAGTCTCATTGAGATTAAGCCTGAAAGTCATATAGTAAAGCCTGAACCACCTACTAAAAATTCAAAACAGGCATTAAAAAATTATAAATTCCTCGCAGAACAGTATGTTAAAAATAGAGATAAATATAAATATGCGCAGGAATGGTCTAAGTCAAGAGGATTTAGATTTGTTGTAATGACAGAAAAAAGTCTTAAATAATGGGAAAGGTTAGAGAAGACATAAAGGAATTAATTAAAGAAGCAAAGAGTAAGACTAGAGCTAAAAGAGCTGCAGAAAATTGGTATCAAACTGGTAAAAAAACATCAGCTGAAAAAAGTGTACAGCCAATAGGTGGTAGGTTTCAGCCAGGAAAGGTATATATTTTTAGATATACACCAAAATACGCTAAAGAATTACCATGGTATGATGCAAACCCAGTCGTATTAGCACTTGATCCTGATGGAAATAATGATGTTGGCATAAACGTTAACCTCTTACCAAGTGATGTTAAAGAAACTTTATTAGATAGAGTATATAGTACTTTTGAAAATGAAATTAAAAGAGAATCAATAGGAGGAAGAAAGAACGATGCGCGCCGTCAAAGTCAGCTTTCAATAACATGGGAAGAAGCAAAGGGTTTTTTAGCAACTTATAAATTTGCAATTAGACAATACATACCAGGTAGAAAGGTTGGACAGGCAGTGGTCAGTTATGAAAATTGGGCAAAGGTAGCACTTTGTGACTTTGCGGATTTAAATGGAACAACATATATTCAACTAGTAAATGAATTTAGAAACAAATAAAAAAAATTGAATATATAAATTTATAAACGATATAAGAAATTATGGCAGGTTTTGCAGATAAGGATCCAAGAAATGGTCCATTAAGTAATAAGAGACCTTTTAGGTTAAACAATACATTAAAGTTACTTTCATCATTCGGTATGAGATATGATGATATGATACTTAGACAGTCTCAGGCGGTTGGTCCATTAGAAGATAAGTTTGGTTATGGCCAAATGAATCCAATGGGATTAGATAATGATGATATGTATGCAGCATTTGCTGCCTTGTCAATGGCCGATACTACAATGCGAAAAAACATTCCTTTTTTCGATCAACAATATGAAGTAAAAAGAGATGAACTTAGAAGTTTTTCAGTAAACGATGAGATTGAAGATATTTTAGATATACTATGTGACGAAACTATCGTATATGATAATAAAAACTTTTTTGCTTCTCCTGAAATCTTAGGAGTTGAAGTTGCAGATGGAATTCAAAAAGATTTAAACAGATATTTTAGACAAATATACCATGCATTTGGATTTAACTCAGATCAATCTGCTTGGTACTATTTTAGAAAATGGTTAATTGATGGTTATTTAGCATTTGAAATTATTTATTCACCTGATCAAAAGGAAATTATTGGTTTTAAAGAACTTGATCCAATTACATTAGTTCCGGGTTATAATAAAGAAGATGGTAAAAAAGTATGGGTACAATTTAAAGATGATCCAGTAAAAGAAAGAACCTTATATGATTCTCAAATCATTTACCTTTCTTATTCTTCTATAACAACAGCAGGTAGAGTCAGCTATGTTGAAAGACTTATTAGATCTTTTAACTTATTAAGAATTATGGAACATACTAGAATTATTTGGGCAGTGACTAATAGTTCTTATAGAATGAAATTTGTTATACCAGTCGGTGGTAAATCTAAAACAAGAGCAAAACAATCACTTGCACAATTAATGAATTCATATAAAGAAGTAGTTGATTTTGATTGGGAGTCTGGTTCTATGACAACCGATGGTAAACCTATGCTACAATTTAATAAAGAATATTGGTTACCAAGTAAAGACGGTGACAGCCCTGAGATTGAAACATTAGATGCATCGGGTCCAGACCTTTCAGATACAGAAGCACTTAAATATTTTTCAGATAAACTTAAACATGTTTCTAAAATACCTTATTCTAGATTCTTATATGAAGACGGTGGTGGAGATTTTAATCTTGCTGCTGATGGAATGATTAGAGATGAAATTAAATTTAGCAAGTTTGTAAAGAGACTAAGATCAGCTTTCCAAGAAATATTGGTTAAGCCACTATATTTACAAATGTGTATTGCATATAAAGATTTAGCAGAAGATCCAGGTTTTAAAACACAGGTTGCATTAAGATATAATAGAGATAATGACTTTGCAGCTTTAAAAGAAATGGAAATCATGGAAAGAAGACTTGATTTTGTTTCTACAATGAGAGACAGTTTAATGACAACTAATCAAGAAACAATGGAAGAGGAATACTACTTTGATATGGAGTTCTTAGTTGATAGATACTTACAACTGAGCCCAGATGATATTGCTGCAAATGCAGCAGCTAAGAAAAAGGCTGAAAAACAAGATGCAGAAGCTCCGGAACCAGAGGATCCAATGGGAATGGGAATATAAAAATAGATGATATATAAACTATGAAAATTAAAACATTTAATCAATTTATAACTGAGGCTCAATTAACATCTATTAAAGCAGGTGATGATAGTAAAGTAGAGGTCAGCGATCAAAAAACAGCAGATGGTAAAGTTATTTCTGCTCAAGAAATTTTAGGACAAATTATATCAGCAGATACTGAAGATGCGTTCAAGGCTTATTTCTATGAAAAATATGGTTCTACTAAATTTGATACAGCAACAATGGGACAAATGATGTCAGCCTATCAAGATTATTATAAAGAACAAGCTGAAGAAGAGAAGGAAAAAGAAAAAGAAGAGGAAGGCGGAGATGAAGAAGACCCACTAACTGGAATGGATGTTTAAGAAAAAGACTTTAAGTTAAAGATATATACAAAAAAGAAAAAAACAAAATGGATAGACTTATAAATAAGCCTAGCGATTATAATTTATTAATAGTTGAAAAATCTTCTAGTGTTTTAGAGCAAACAGGAGAAACAAAGGACTATGTTTTAGAAGGTGTTTTTGGTGAGATTGATGTTAAAAATAAGAATAACAGAATCTATACTGAAGATGAATATCTTCCACAAATTAAATCGTTACAAGACAAAATCGGAGGTTCTAAATTACTTGGTGAATTAGACCATCCTCAACAATTTGACATTTCTCTTAAAAACGTATCACACGTTGTCGAAGAGTTAAGGTATGATCAAGAAAACAAGAAAGTAATGGGTAAAATCAGATTATTAGATACTGATGCTGGTAAACAAGCTAAAGCATTAGTTGATGCTGGTGTACCATTACATATTAGTTCTAGAGCTGCTGGAGAAGTTTCAGAATGCGGTAAAGTTAAAATCAAACAATTATTTACTTATGATTTAGTTGCAGATCCAGGATTTGAGAATGCACAATTAAACAGAGTTAATGAATCTTATGGTTTTGCTAACGATGAAAGCTTATTTATATATGAAGTATTTAAAAAAGAGATAAATAATAAAACAA